TACCAGGTAAAGTTGATTTAAATCAACTGTTAATTATTACCAATACTACACGAAACATAATTTATTACAATTTTGCCGACACAACCAACGCCAATACTGCAATCAGCTTTAGTCGAGCAAATGATAGTAATTTTGTAACAGCGTTAGACAATACAGACGGTATCACAACAATCACACTGGCAGTAAGTAGCGTAGGACACAGCGCCAACGACGCTATCCAAATTTTCCGAGAAGAGCCAATACAAACAGTGCGTCCTTGGGAAATGGGTACAGATGCATTTGAACGTACTCGTGTTTCACAGCCGTTCTCTATGTTGGATGCTGACTTTGAATACGGATTACAAGGCACAAAATGGCAAGCAGTCAGTATGCTACGCGGCTATCCCAGCATTTATGAAATTCCTGGAACTGACATGACAGTCAGTGCTGTCACAACCAATGGCGCTACTGGTGCAAGTTTAATCACAGTGACCACAAGTGCAATACATGGTATGAGCGTTGGACAACCTTTTACAATTAAAGGTCTCAGCACTGGTGTTACAGGATTCAGCCGTGCAGAAGGATCATTTACAATTTTTTCAACGCCAAGCACTAGCAGTTTTACATATTATGCAAAAGCCCTAGTGGGCACCAACGGTGACACGCTGTATACCAGTGATCTTCAGTTGCGCAAAGCTGGTTTTTATACCGGCGCATCAATCAGCGCACCATCATTTGCATATTCAGGAGCCGCAACTCCAGTTATTACAGTAACTTTCCCAAATGCTCATGGACTACTTCCAGGTAGTACAATTATCGTATCTATCAGCAGTGATGCGGGCGACACACAAAATCATAAAGTTGCAGGCGGTCCATATTTTATTGAATCAGTTCCAACACCTACTACCTTTACTTACACTGCACGATCAGCTGCCGTTATTACTGGCACACTTGGCGGGGTGGTTTATACTAGACCAGATGCTTTCTATCAGCATCGCCCACTTGACGGCGGTGTTATTTTAAGTACAGGTAGTCCGGCATACGGTGCTCAAGCAATTCGTATGAGTAAGAAATATATTCGTTATCAATCTGGTAAAGCTATTAACTATAACACTGGTGCTTTGTTTGCACCTAACTATGATTTAAAGAGTATTACTGCAAGCGGCACTTCAATTGGTAGTACTATTACGGTAGTCACAGATGACGTTGACCACAATTTTCAAGTAGGCGCAACTGTCAGTTTATGGGGCATATTTACTTCAGGCTACATAGACACATATGTAGTAGCCACTATCGTTGATGAACGTACATTTACGGTCACTGCTAAAAACGTACTTGGTGCAACCACTGCGTCATTAGACGGCCCGTGTTTTGTAGTTTGTGAAAAATGGACTGGTTCCCTTGTTCGTGCAGGCACATTTGATGATCAAAACGGACAATTTTGGCAGTATGACGGACAGACCATGGCCGTTGGCAAACGCTCAAGCACATTCCAAATATCCGGCAATGTAACAGCAACACCAGACAGCAATTTATTAAACGGCGTAGCAACACGATTCACAACTCAATTGGTAGTGGGCGATCGAATTGTTATTCGCGGAATGACCCACATTGTTACTGGTATTACAAATGACACCAGTTTGACCATGGCTCCGGACTATCGCGGTGTTAATACTGCATCAGGTATCAAGATTGCAAAAACTATTGACTATATCATACCGCAAAGTAAGTGGAACATAGACCGTTGCGACGGATCTAACGGCGTATTCAACCCCAGTGGATTCAATATCCTACCAGGCAGAATGCAGATGATTGGCTTGCAGTGGACTTGGTATGGTGCTGGATTTATTGATTACATGCTGAGAGGTCCAGAAGGCAAATACATTTTTGTACACAGATTACGTGGTAACAATTTAAACAGAGAAGCATATCAGCGTTCGGGTAACAGCCCAGTGCGTTACGAAGTGATTAATGAAGGACCAAAAAGTTCTTTAACAGCAACTATTGACGCTGTGGCAACTAGTATCCCAGTAGCGGATTTAACACTATTTCCAACTAGCGGAACAGTTTATATTGATAATGAATTGATTGCTTACACTGGCAAAAGTGCAACTTCAGGCGCTGGCAATTTGACAGGCGCTGTGAGGGCAACAAATTTATCAGTATACACTGCTGGCGCTCAGCGCACATTCACAGCAGGCACAGCTGGAACTCACACTGCCACCACAGGCGTGCTGTATGCCAGCATCACAGCAACTCCAAACATCAGCCATTGGGGTTCGGCGTTCTTGCAAGACGGCGGCTTTGATTCAGATCGTGGCTACTTGTTCAACTATCAAGCCACAAATATTCTTGCAAGCACTACCAAACAAACAGCGTTCTTGATTCGTCTTGCACCCAGCGTGAGTAATTCACTGATTGGCGACTTGGGTGACAGAGACTTGCTAAATCGTGCGCAGTTATTATTGCAAGCTCTTGAAATCACAGCTGACACTGGCACTGGCGGATTGATTATTGAAGGCGTGTTGAATCCACAAAATTATCCAACCAATGTTACTGATATCACATGGGGCGGACTACAGACTTCAGGTGCTGGCGGACTGCCTAGCTTTAGCCAAGTTGCTTCTGGTGGTTCAGTAGTGTGGGCCGGTGGCGCCAGTCAAACCACAAGCGCCATCACAACAGCGGCGTTTCCAACAGGTACACTAGCTCTTGAAATTATTCCAGGCACGTCGCAGTCAACATTGTCTAACTATCCTAACTTGTTTATCACAGCCGCAAACTATGCCACTTATGTCGCATCAGGTTTACAAACTGGTCAAGCACTCAGCGGCCAAACTGGTGGTTTCATTCCAGCAGGTACTGTAATCAGTGCGATTACATTCTATGGAGTTTACAACTCAGTTAGCTATTACTATATAACAATGAGTAAGAACGCCACAGGTGCATCAACAGGTGTCAGCACTTGTACTGTAACTAACAGTTATCCAGTCACAAGAACTTCGCAGATTTTCTTCCAAAAAGCCAGCTGGGAAGGTACCAACGCTACTGTGGGTACCGAGGTTAATCAAGGGGGTATATTCCCAGGCGGTACATATGTTGGTACAGCTAACTTGGTGAGTTATTTTGGTACACAATATTATCGTGTGACATTCAACCAGTCGTCAGATTCTAGTACAATTACTCCTGCAAGTACAACAGTTACTTTCAAATTTGGACAACCACCATATGCACAGCCAGGTGAGCAGGTTTTCTCGTTCATTGCGGCTCCAGGAACACAAAGTGTATTGGATCTAAGTGGATTGAAAGAGCTTACCAACACAGTGTTGGGTGGCCGTGGTGCATACCCTAATGGGCCAGACGTGTTGGCTGTGAACGTGTATCGTGCGTCAGGTTCAGGAACAATTCCTTGTAACTTGGTATTGCGTTGGGGTGAAGCGCAGGCTTAATTCAAACTGTACTCAACAAAAAGCCGCTGTATGCGGCTTTTTTGTTTTACAAACTGTCTATAATATCTATCACAGTTTGTATTTTTGTTTGAATAATTTTGTTTTTTAAACTGAGATCCAGTCCCCTGTGTACAGGTTTTGGCAATCTACTAAGATCAAACCATCCCCATGCATCATGTTCTGCACTGAGCACAGGTATGAACTCCTGCTCTACCACACAGAAATATGTGTGAAAATTAAAAATACTGTCATTGCTGACAAATTTTTCAAGCGGTAACGTTTTTTTAATATACGGTGTAACACCAATTTCTTCTTCAATTTCTCGTTGCAACCCTTGCCATGGCGTTTCATCTTGCATGTTGGTGCCGCCCACCAACCCCCAAGTGCCAGCATGTTTGCCGTGTGCTTTTTGTAGCAACAAAAATCTATTGGTATCCTGCGAACAGATCAACGCACCACTGCATACGATTTTGTCTGTTAAAGTTCTATTTTCCATTGACCGGCCTTATATTCACCTTCAAAGCTCTTGACCCAGGAAACTCCGTTCCACAAGTATTGAACTCCAGTGTATATATTCGTTTGCCATATCATCACATCTGTTTTGTGAACACTGTCAAATATCACTTGCCATCGAGTGCCAGTCCATTCTATGATATCATTGGCATGGGCTATGAGATCTGCACCGCCTGTGCTTTTCCATGCATCTGCACCGTCTGCATTGATTGCGTTTCCAATATCTTCAATGATCAGATAGCGGGTTCCTGCGGCAACAGTACCAGGATTAAATGTCAATGGATTAACAACCGCATCAAATGTGCCTGGACTATTGGGTCTATAGCTGGTTGCGGCACTGTATCCTGGACTGTCTTTAGCAGTACCTTCAAAGTCCAATCGTCCCGCACTATCTATACCTGTGTTGGTAACCAGTGTATCTGGATCCCAGTCAACAGTCAACACACTGTTGTCCAGTGCGTTTACGGCAATGGTGCCCACAACTGATGCTCCGTTGGGCTGTGTCAAATACAGTCTACTGGATCCTGCAACATATTTTCCAGGATATTGATCAAATAATTCCTGCCAATTTATTTTGGAGCCTTTGCGAACTGGTATTTCCAGCGTGGGTTCCAGAGGAGTTACATTTTCAGTTTTGCCCAGCAATATGGCTTGTTTGTTATAGATCTGGATGCCATATTGACTTATGGTGGTAATATCTGTTGATATCAATGTGGATAATGTGGTGGTTGGTGTTGCCAAGTCCTCGCCTAACCCGTCAATATAACCAGTTGGACTGGTGTTTGAATCTTGATAAAAACTTGTAATAATTTTTGTAATGACTCCAAGATGCTTGACCTTGGCAGGAGGACTGATCCATATAGGAGTATCCAACCCTAGGGTAGCAATATCAATTGGAGTATCATTGCCCACAGGCACTTGCCTACTGCTCCATCGGATATCATTCAAATTCAACACTGTCAAACTGGTCCAGTCAATGTAGTTGTCAGTGGTTTGTAATTCTAAACTTGGATTAAACAACACCAAAATTTGTTCAAGTATTTGCAACTTTTGATCAGTGTTGGCTGCCCAGATATCAACTTTTAATTTTAGTTTGAAAGGAGTAGGCATCAATCGTTCCACAGTGAAATTTCTTCCCTGGGCCTGATTGTATGTTTCGTGCCCAGTAACAGGATCAATTTGGGTATCACGTTCTCTAAAATGCATTTTGCCCACATAACTGCTGTCACTGAGTCTATCTCTATCCAAACTCAATTCAGATACATAAATGGCAATTCGAGGAGTGCTGTTTATTTTGTTTTCGCTGTTTTGCCTAACAATACTTGCTGCCTGCCTATCAGCATCGCCATACAGCACAGGAATGCGCACCAGAGTTCCGTCGCCATATTTGACCACAAAGTTGCTGAAAACTCTTATGGTCTGTGTGATATATCGGCGTATTTGCCCATCATAAAAATGTAACATTATAAATCTGCCCTAGGTCTTAGAGCCTTGCTAAGGCTTTGTCTTTGTTCCATTCTCACATTGTATAAAGTAGCAGACCACTTGCCATCATAAGGAATGGTTTGTTGTACGGTACCAACCAATGGCAATGTTATTCTTATTTTATTGGATACCACACCCGCTGGGCTGGTATAGCTGTAAGATGTAATTATGGTAGGATAATCCGCCACAGCGTATTCCATAGTGTATGTGTCTAGTTTCAACACCACATATGGAGCAGACACTGCAAAGTCAATTGTGGTATCAATCACACTGGCACCTTTGGACAGCGTAACAACGTCTTCAGTAACTTTGTCAGTGTACATGTAATTGTTGTTGTTGATGAATCCAGTTTTTTGTGTGTTTCTTGTGTCAGTATTGGTCATGTTCATGCGTACTGCATCTTCAACTTTGACCCAGCGAGCTCCGTCAAATCTAAACAATCTGTTGGGCAAAAAGTCAGTACGTAAAAAGAAATCATCTTGCATGGCCGTGACTGGAAATTGTATGCCAAATCCAAAGTCAAGACCGTTTACTGGAAAACCGTCGCCCACAAGGTACCCAGTATAGCCAGTGCGTTCAGGCACGCCATTTTCCGCACTGGCACGGATGTTGCTGGCATTACTGGCATCAATGTTACCAGCATCTGCTGTTGACAGTACTGGTTTACCAGTTTCATTCACTGCTAAGGTGTAAAATTGTCTAGTCTCATATCCGCTCTTGGGAGCATCAGCTTCTGCTTGCGCAACTATTTGATCGTTGATCTCCAACTCTTTGCTGTGAGTACTGATCAATTCTCTCAACGTCATGCCACTTGGATCACCGTTAGCGTCAATGGCAGGTTTATTTAATATATCAGCAAATTGCTGACTGTCCACAATTTTTTTGCATTTGAGCCTGTACAAGTGCGGGTACCATGTGGCACTGAATCCTTCACTGGCACGACCCACATCTTCGATAACATAATAACGAGGCAAACTGATGTCAAAATCATTTAGTGCAAACTCGTCACGCAGATGCGGCAATTCAAACACATCTCCGCTGATGGGTTTGCGACCAATATATTTGATAAAATCATTAATATGCACCGTCATGAAGATAGAATCATTATCAATGAAAAATCCAAACTGGCTTAGATTAAAGTCAATGTTTGCAACATTGTACCATCCTCTAATACGATAAATTTCTTCATCGTAT